TTCTAATATAAAGTTCGCTACTGGTTCGCCCTGCCCCAATTGCATCTTCTTCGGTTTTATAAATCACACACCCCAAATTTTGCTCCCTGCAATTTAATTTATACATATTCACCCACCCCTCGTGCTTTTCGGGTGCAAAGAATAAATCTAAGTCATTGCCATCTCTTCCTGATAAATACTTACCATTATCTGAATAGCAATAAACCCCCTCGTTCTCAAATTCAGAAAACTTAACTAATGCCACAACATTATACATTAAATCAGATTTTCTATCTGTGCATATTATCCTTGCGCTCCTGCCATCTCTCGTCACAACCTTGCGTGACGGATTGGCTAAATACTCTTTTAAGTTAAATTGTTTCATATCTTATATATTTCTCTGTTATTCAATCTGTTCTGTTCCCTCTTGTAGGCTTTAATTACATAGTCGGGAACACTATTCATAATTAATTCTGACTTGATTGGATGCGCTTCCTTTGCTGCTTGTAGCCACTCGTTGAAATTAAAGGATATTTTCAGTTTAAGTTTGGTGAGTTGCATAGATGCCTCCTCGTATGCCAATCTCGCATTTTCCTCGAATACAAGCACTTGCGCAGAATTGTATCTTATGCGGTCTTCTTTCTCGCTTTCTGACATCTCCTGCCAATAATCATATCCTACAAAATAAGCATACTTATCTCGTATTTCGTTATATAACCCAAGTCGCATCCCCAACTCGGTCATAGCATCGCCCACTGCCTTGCAGTCGACTACTATCAATCTTTGTTCTTCTGCTGTCATCGTTCATTGCATATATTATCCATCATCTTCTCCCCCTCTTTTTCGCCAAGTAGCATAAAAAACTCTACATCCTTTGTGTTTGTCCTTATGCGTATTGAACGAGAATGCGTCCCTCCAATAACCTCTAACTGCCCCACTCCGAACTCATGCGCCATATCTACAAGTCCACAAGAGTACACATACCAGTGTCGGCTACACTCATCTTCCGTGTCATGCACACCATTACATACTAATTCAGTGTGCCCTTTTTCTTCTTTAAAAATCCAATAATGTTTCATTTTTTTCTTTTTTTGAGTTGTCAAAGGTTTTTTGACAACTGGTTTTCTGTCGCTTTTGTTCGTGCTTTGCAGAGCCTTTATTCTTCGAACCAACACAAATCCTGCAAGTATTCCAAATACTCTGGGTTGTGCTCCCATACTACACCCGTTCCACCGCAGAGGGTGCATTCTATATATTTGCCGTCCTCATCCTGCCCCTTATATCCCGTGCCCTTACAGATAGGGCAATCAATATATAAATCCTCTTCCATTATTTTTTCCCAATTAATTTCCAACTCTCTTCGTCGAGTGGGATGCAACATCCGTCGAAACAGATAGTATTATCTATATCCCCTATTCGCCTTACTTCGTGGTAAATTGCCCCATTGCAATTCATCCTCTCGACATATATACCCGTTCCCCACATATCGTAGGTAGTGTTACGGCATACTACTATATCTCCTGCTTGCATCTCTTAATCCTTTGTGCGACCTCCCAAGTGCCGCAGATTATATAATATACTACCATCGGTATCAATACGCAGATACCGAACATACGCAAATAGGACACGGGCACATCACACACAAATATGTGACATACTCCGCATCCTACTATTCCTAATACTCCTATTCCTCCGAGTACTACCATACTCCAGAATAGAACATTTAATAGAATTTCTTTAATCTTTTTCATATTATGTTTTTGTTTTTTGCAAAGGTAGGAATAAAATTCGGATTGAGCAAATATTTTTTACCAATTTTTTAATCTTGCATATTCTGCAATAAGCAAACTATCTCTGTCTGAATGGTTTACATCGTTAAAAATCGGATACAATCTATTGCCAATTTGTAGGCTCATTGACTTCAATTCGTCCTTTTCAGTCCCTCTGGGCAGAATTTCCCGTTGCCATTCCTTGCTATCGATATAGCGCAAAGGCAATCCCAATTCCTCTATCAATATCAGTTCCGCTTCGTGGCATCGCAATGCCACCGCACTCGCTATAAACCTCGTAGGATTGACCATTGGACGCTCCATAACCACTAACACCTCCGCGCCTTTATAAGGCTCTAAAATCGCCTTTAAAGTGCCATAATCGAGCCGTGTTATCATCTTCTTTGCTTTCGTGTAGTCCTGCTCTTTTTTTACGGGTATCTTGCCAAAGGCTTTCTCCTGCTCGGATAGGATTGTATAAGTCCCCGTAACTCCGTTATCAATCCCGATGTAAGTCTTACTCATCTTCTTCTCTATTTAGATATGTTACCACCTTGTTTGCAAGCGCAAAACAAGTATTTTTAAGTTTTTCCGCGTTATTGAGGTTACAGACAAAATCCACATTCAAGTCCCTTTCATAACTATTCGCCATCTTAATCAAGCACTTACGCATATATTTGAGGTGCATATTCGTTTCGCCCTTGCGGTTAGGTAGATAGACATAAAGGTTAGTCCACAACAACCCTGCAATCTGACATAGCAAGTCACATAGTAAGATGGATGCAAGCACATCCCTTGCGCTTTCTCCATAGGCATCTAATGCCGTGTAGAGTTCCATTTTGCACATCTCGATATAGTTATGCAATTCAGTCCCAAGATTGTCCATCTCGTCCATCATAAAATCCGCTTCGTCCATTGTAAGCGTGCGGAACAAGTCCGAATTAAACGCTTTATACTCTTTTGCAAAGTCGGTAAGATACTTCCGCGCTTCGTGCTTAAACTCCCTGTTTTTTATCTCCTTACAATAGATTTGGTATGCTATATCCATAAGGTAGTAAGGCGCAAGTAATGCAGTTGCATCCCCCTTTACTTCCATCTGCTTGTACTGTTGGAAGTACTTAATCGCTATATCCTTGTATTGTTTCATATTTCAACAAAATGTGTATAGTTTTCATTTCCCCTGCAAGCAATTTTCAGTCCTCCACCTGCTCCTGCTCTATTCTTCTGCAAGTACATATTAACCTCGTTAGTATTCTCGCCGAACTCATTGCGTACCCTTTCAAGCATTATTACGATATCTGCATCCTGCTCGATTGAGCCACTATCCCGCAAGTCTTGTAGTTGTGGTGTTCTGTTAGCCGCATCGCGGTTCAACTGGCATAGTAACACGATAGGTATTTTTAAACTTTTGGCAAGTTTTTTTAATCGCTTCGTCATCTCCGTCACCTGCCTATATAGGTTCTTGTCGCTATCGCTTGTGCTCATCAGTTGCAGATAATCGATATAGACGATATCGCACCTCCCTTTGAGGGCGTTGAGCGTTATTGCAGTGCAGACATCATCCGCAGTTGCTTGCGCATCGTCAAACCACATCTTGCCGTTGTTGAGCATTTGCTTCGCCTTGTCGAAATTCTCCCAATCTACTTTGCCTGCTACTATATCTCTTTTGTCAAGCAATCCCGTACTCGATAGCAACCTTTCCCCAAGTTCGATATTGGTCATCTCCAAAGACAAGATTAAAGCATTATAGCCGGCTATTGTCGCCGCTCTTGCCATCTGCATCATAAACATCGATTTTCCGACCGATGGGCGTGCCGCCAAGACTACCAAGTTGCCTGCCGTAAATCCGCCGTAGGTGAACCAATTTAAAGTGCTAAAACCTGTTGTTATATGGGTTTCTGTTCCCTTGCTGACTTTCTCTGCTATCTCGTTAATCACCTCGCCTACACTTCGGGTTGTTTCGGAGTTCATATCTTGTTCGAGTGTGCGTGTCAGCGCAGTGGGTGCATCCATTACCTCCGATAGTTGCGTGGCTTCATTGCTTGCTATTTGGAGGTTTCGTATGGCTTCAAAATATAACCTACGGCGTTGCATCACTACTTGCAGTGTGGTTATATGGCTTCGCACTTGCATATCTGTGCCATATCCGATTTGAGATGCAATTTGATTAAGGAAATAGGTCTTATCTACCCTTGCACATACGGATACCATATCGATAGTTTCGCGGGCATCGTACATTGCTCGTAATACTTTGTAGACTTCTTTCGCATCTCTGTCGTAGAATAGTCCCTCACATAGGATATTTAGGTTTTCGGGTATTAATTCGGGACTTGTGATTAACTCGAATAATAGTTTCCTTTCGAGGTTCTCCTCGTAGGGAATAGGGAACTCTGCAAGTTGCAGAGGCTCTCTAAAATCTGTGTTTCTTTTCATATTCTTCTATGTATTTTTTCGCATCCATTGTAGGCACTTCTGAATATTGCGCCTGTGGTTGTGTTTGGGGTTGTCTTGTATATCTTGCCTTACGTTCTTCATCGTTGCGCTTCCAAGTTTGCAGTCTTCTTTTTAGTTCCCATGTTTTTTCTTTCTCAAACCGCATTTTTTTACCGCCGAACTCTGTCCAGTAATCGCAGAATGCTCGTATCATTCTTTCTCCATATTCGGCTTCGTACATTTCGGCTTCCGCTCGGAACTTATCTTCGCGTTCTTCCCTTGTGAGAGAGGGGGGTGCTGGCGTTGTATGGGGGGAGAGAGTCACTTCGTGACTATTTTTGTTTTTAAGGTTGATACCTTCGGTTTTAGTACTACCCTTTACTACATTGGTAGGATTGGTCAGTGGGTAGTTTGAACTTTTTTCTTTGCTAAAACTATTTATAGTTTTAGTTTCTTTATTATCGTTATGTATATTATTTATATATATATCTTTATTATTGGGTGCAAATTCTGCACTACCCCCGTGCAAATTCTGCACTACCCCCGTGCTAATTTTTCCTTGATTGCAAGTATACCTTATTCGTTTAAATTGCCCGTAGTCTTCTTCGCTTCTTATAAGATATTCTTCTCTTACTAAACTTTGCAAAGCATCTATTACTGCACGACGGCTATATCCTGTAAACTCTTCAAGATAAGAAATAGTACCATAAAAGGCACTATTGTTGTCTTGACAAAAGCCATAAATAATTGCGTACAATTCGAGTTGCAAGCCTTTCAACCCAAACATGCGCATCCAGCCGTGTACGACATAAAAATTGGTTTCTGTTATTTGTTTCATTTTCTAAAAAAATATCCCATCTCTTTCAAAAGCAATCTGCAACTTGCTCCCTACTCAAAATGGGATTTTAACTTTCTCAATCGTTGCTTGCAGTCAACAATACAAAGGTAAAAATAAAATTCGATTTATGCAAATTCAAACAACTGGTTTTCGCTATATCTGTCTTTTATTTTCGCAATCTCGGACAAAATGGCCTTAATTATTGCGCTATTGTTCGTCTGCTTGTATATCCCCTCATCGTCGTATTCTCCTTGTATTGGGGATAATCCCAATACCGCCTGTTCTATATCTACAAGTGCAGCATAGATAGCATCTCTTTCGTTATAGTACTTACCCTCATATCGTGCACCACGGCAAAAGCCACTTCCACCGCATTTGCTTAAATCGTATGCAATCCCATAGTCCCACTTGCCCATAGGGTTCTCACAAGTAGATATTATTATTTTGCATCCCCTTACTTCGAGGTCTATTGGAGTGTTAGGTGTAAGGCATACATCGTTGATATTGTACTCATAGGTCTTATACCTAAAAACAACCTCATCTCTGCTATTGTAGTAATGGCTTTTGCAGTACTCCCACCATTCCTCTTGCGTAAACGCCTTGTTTAGGCACTTGCACACTAAAAATATATCTTTTTCCATCTTTCGTTCCATTGTTCTATTCGTATTATGCCCTCAAACGGATTTTAAGGCACATAGGACGCGTTTATAATCTTTTTTGGTGTAATTACTCGTCTTTGACTTTCATCGCGGTTTTAGACGGGTTTTTGAACTTCGGCAATTCTGCAAACATTTTTGCCTTTCCCTTGACCTCCTCTTCGCGATGCTCGTTACCCTTAATCCTAATCTTATTATTGTTCTTTAAGCGATACCACATAAAGAACTTTTGATGCTCATTAATCCAAAATTCTCGCTCTTCTTTATCTAACTCCCTAAAAGGGAAAGCATACAACATTGTATGCTCTCTCTTTATTCCTCTCAATAGGTTCTCACGGAACTTTGGGTTCTTTTGGTATTGGCACAACAATTCATAGAACCTATCGTACCATGGCTGACTTGCTATATATCTTGCTACATCTTCGTATGTTCTCATTTGCCAATCATTTTAACTTCACTGACCATATTCACATTCCCCGTTGTTTCATTCGGGATAAGACTGACAACAGGAAAGCGACTTGCTCTCGGATTGTCAGACTTTACAAAGGTAACATTTAAGTCGCAAAGAACGCCACTGATGTGCCCATTCTGCTCTAACAAAGCATCGAAAGTATCTCGGATGTGTGGGATGCTACTCGCTACGGCTTTGGTTTCAAAAGTCCATACGCCGTAAATCTTATCCACCATAGGCAACACTACATTGAGCGTCAGTGTTACCTGCCATCCTGTCTTACTCGGATACTTCTTCTCTATCTGCTCCATAAGGTTAGGCGTATCGTTAGTATTGCACTTAACCCTGCGTTGTGCTTTCTCGCTCCATACCCAAAATTCCTCGCCATCTCCCTCTGCTATCTTCTTACCTGCATTGTCCCTATATACATAGTTCTCCCTGCATACTTGTTCGGGGTCGTCACTCGGAAAGTACACAAGCAAAGTACTTGCATGTGGATACACCGCTTCAAAGAGTGGCGCATACTTACCCGTCGCCACAAAATAGTCTATACTCTGCGGAAAGCCCCTATCGCTCTTAATCCCGCACTTTATCTTACCTAATCGAGGAGGTAGCGGACTGACCGCTACTTCCCTTTTAATTCTTCCGTTCATAAACTACTAAAATAGTGTATCGAAATCATCATCTAATGTCGTTTCATCTACTTCTTCTGCGTCTACCTCTGCCCTATGTTGCTTTACAAGGTCTGCAAGATTATAGACTTGTACATTGTTGCCTGCATCCGCTTTGAGGTCTATAACTCCACTGATGTTCACTATCTTCCTCTCTTTCTCTTCCTCGCAAGCATACAAAGCCAATATATAAGGCACTTTTGCTATTGCAGGGTTCTCCGTCTGCTCCTCGAAGTTGTAGGATGGTTGCTTCTTTGCAGTGCCCATCCACTCCTTTGGTGCAATGTTAAATATCCTCTCAATTGGAGTATCGGAGAAACTCTCATTCCACATTTGGCGATAGATGTCAAGTTGTTGCGCATAACTATCGTAAAAACCCTTTTTACCGCTCTTAAAGTCGATTATAGCGTCGAGCCTTTGCCCGTACTTCGCTTTCGCTTGTGCGACCTTTTTAGCGTCCTCTCCTGCCTTTTCTACTGCTTCCCTTTCCTTGTCTATTGGATACTCTCGGATGTTCGCCACGAGGTCTATCATCCCTGCACATCCAAGTGTCGGACTGCATAGGGCAATCTCCACTGCGTATGGACGCACATCGTAATCCCTCATCCACTTTGCAAATGCTACAATATCTGCCTTTGCTTCCTCTATATGGCTCTCAACAAAGCCGTAAGGTAGTTTCTCCCTCTCTACATATTTGTCGAGTAAGTCCTTAATCTCATCAAGATTGAGGGTTTGAGCAATTATCAACTTCTCGATAAGAGAGTGTAGGAATGTACCATAGGATGCACGCTCGTTAGTGTAGTCCTCTGCGGCTTCCTTGCCAAGTCGCATCTTCCACTCTGTGAGTACCTTATTTTCAGGTGCACACTTGTGGAGAATAGTAGTGACAGACGGGAAGAACACGGGTTCTCCGTCCTCGTTGAATAAGTAGTAGTACCTCTCGCCCTTTGAATTGAGTTGGTAGAGGTTATACGCTACCTCTTTTAGTTGCGTTGCGTTGAAGTACAACGCTTTCATCTGCTCGGCAGTCGTGCCGAAAGCAATTTGTAATTGACCTTTTTCCATTATATATAATTATTTTTTTGAAGTTTCTATTGGACGGATGCTAACTACTCTATCGTAATCAGAGTACCAAAATTCTCCTTTGTAGTTAGTACGAGGGATGAACCTATCCCCCTTAATCGTCATAAATTGACATTTGAGCGGATGCATACACTCTATAACACCGCCGTATGTGTTGTTTCCCCACGCACTCGGTGCTTTCCACTCGTATGCCGTTATCCCTTTTTTTGCAAGAGAAAGGACTAAACTCTTCGTCATAATTTGCCATTCCATAACTTTATATGTTTTTATTTTTTGCAAAGGTATGACAAAAATTTGAATTATGCAAATAATTTAGAAAAAAACCTCCCATCGTGTCGTGCCGATAGGAGGAAAACATAAAACACTTATATACATTTAAAGATTTTGGAAGAGCATTCACTGCTATTCTCAACAAAGATATAAAAAATAAAGCAAAGAGCATTCTCTGCTGTTTGCTTTTGTCAGTTAACACATTAATAATCCAATAACCATTTGTATATGAATAGTCTTTTGCAAAGGTAATAAAAAACGGAAAAAGTTGCAAGCGAGGCGACTTTCTCCGTTATACCTTTATCATCTCGACAGAGGATTTGAAGATGCGTTAAAAATTTGAATGTTATGAAAAAAATGTAATTCAATTCAATTTGCTATTGCAAAGGTAAACAAATTATACGAAATTCCAATACCTATGTAAGGTTTTATTTCACCACAATACCCAATTCCTACTTGTAAGCCTACCGACATTTTTGGTTTTTCAAACCTTGTAGTGGTTCGATAAATAGTTGTGGGATACACTTCTATACTCTCTAATCGTGGCTCGTATCCACTGACTACTGCCTTGTAAGTAGTGTCAGCATAAATTTTTATTTCTCGTGGCAAAACTACATAGGTAGTGTCTTTCCGCACTATCGTATCTCTTACTGCTACCCACATAGTGTCCACTACTCTGTGCTCGATTTCTACGGGTTTGTAGAGGGTTATAGTATCTCGGACGATAGTTTCCTTTACTTCGGTCTTTATCTCCGTTTTAGGCGGTCTAAAATAGGCAAAGAGGGGCAATGCTACCACTGCCCCCAATACCATACCAAAGACTATGTTCTTTATTTCAGTAAAAGACATATTCCAATCGCTATAAGTATCCCCAAAGCATCAAAGATAGCATCGTGGATAGTTGCCTGCTTCGTCTGCTTCTTAAAGGCTACATCAGTGGCTTCCTTGAAGAAAGCACAACCAACGGCTACCATTGTCCCTGCAATAGGGAATACACTTGGGTCTGCCAATGCGAAAGTAACTACAATCGCATAACATACGAGGAAGTGAAGCAATCCATCGACTGCCATGTACTTCCAAATAAGGTTAAAAATCTTTTTCATATTTGTATTGATTTTTTAATCCCACCGAATTCGGAGGGTTTTATTCGTAATAATCCCATATTACTTCTTGTGGCAAATTCTCGTCGAAATCCGCGTGGATGAAAGTCTTGCCTATGCCTATCCTCGTGCAATAGTTGTCCAACAAGGCTCGTATTATCTTGAACCGATTGGCACTGCTCGTGCATTTTATATCCAATGCCGTCCCTCTCGTGTGTGCAGAGTTGCCACTCCTGCCGTGTTTCTTATCCCATTCTACACTTCTATATGCAGAGTTAATTACAAGCGGTATGCCTGCATCCTCCCTCACTCGGTCAAAGAGTGCCATTGCATCCGCGTCCATATCTTGTAGACTACACGGAGGGTCGCACCTGCGGAACTCCTTTTCACTAAAATACTTGCTCTTAATCATAGGTTTACATTGTGATAAAAGTCTAATTTAATCTTCGCAAAAATGGTTTCGATGTTCGTCCTCATCAATCCATTCTCGTGGTCAGAATATACCTCCGTTTCTACCTGCGTGGCTAATAGCGGTATCCACTTCGGGTCAGTGTAGCAAGATAGTTTCTTCCCCCGATAAGTGAAACAATCGAGTTTGGAATTCCTATCCTCGTGGGCATTGGTGCATAGATTTTTGATTTTTGCTTTCGTTGCATCTTGGTCTGCAATATGGTTCTCGGTCTTTACCCTTACTATCATCTTTAAGGTGTTTTCAATCCCTAAATCAAACACAAGATTGCTAATCGTCTTTATCCTCAACTGCGTTTCCACTTTCAACCCCTCTGCGATGTCGTCTAACTTCTCGTTCTGCGACTTTGTTTCAGTGACAAGACTTTCCATCGCTTTTCTCTGCGTGCTCATTGTGTCGTTTATGACCTTTATAAACCACTTAAAACACGCAACCATAAGCAACGCGGATAGAACCAAGAAAAACCCTGCTGAAACGGCAAGCATACCGAAATCCGATATGCTATGTGCCGTATTGATTGCGTTGTCTATCATTTCCGTTCCTCCTATGCAAGTGTCCAACCCTTTGCAGTGGCGGCGGTCTTCTGCGCTTCCGTCACCTTTGCAAGATTGGTTTCACCAAGCGTTAGTGTCTTACCCGTTACCTCTTTGAGGTGTGAAAGTATATAATCTATGCTTTCTGCATCCAAAGGACAATCCGATAGAGTGAGGTCGCAACCAATGTTATCCACTCTCATATAAGATAGTTTTGTGCAATGGGTAAAAGCATTTGCCGCACTTGTAACCGCTCCAAAGTCTACTGAACCACTTATCGGAAACTGCGTTAGTGCTGTACAACCAAAGCACAAGTTCGTTATATTGGTTACCTTTGATGCGTTCAGTGATGGTACGGATGTAAGTGCTATGCAGTTGTAAAACATATTACTCATATTCGTTACCGCTTTGGTGTCTATGCTCTCTATGTCAATCAAGTCTTGACAATCGTAAAACATAGCCGCACAAGTCGTAAGGGATGCAAAGACAAGTTTAGGAAAATGCGTTGCCGTACTTCCTTTGAATTTCGTTCCATCGGGTAAGGTAGTCCCCGTAGGGATTGCCTTAATCCTTGTGGCATAGTTTGCCAACACCTCGTCACAAGCCACGCCCTTGCTTGTTATTGCGCTCTTGATGCTTGCTTTTGAAGTCTTTATGCTTGTTATCTGTTCTTCTACCATAGCCCTATCCTATTATTTCGTCCAATTGCTCACTTACTGATTGTAGGCTCGTTGTGCCCTTTATCAAAGTCCCATCTGCCTGCACTTTGATGCAGATTGCATCTTCGTAGTTGTTAGTGTTCTTCACTAACTGACCAAACCACTCCGTACCAATCTTGTGCAGAGTACCTGCATAGAGGTCGTTGTAGGTGCAGTGCATCACTTGTGCAGTAGGGATTTTCGATAAGTAGACTTCGAGTTGTGCCTTGTTCGACAAAGTGGTGTCAGTGAAAGGCACTGGCGTGTAAGAGTACTTGATTGCATCTAACATCTCCACAACCTCATTTGAGGTCTTTTCAAGGAAATAATTGTCTGCACTGAAAGTCACTTCTCCCGTTGAAGTGTTCACATTCATAGGATAGTGCTTGCTTTCGTTTATGTCCGTCACTATACCGCTCAAAAGAGTGCCCGTACCGATATTAAGAGTGCCAAAGTATTCGGCTTCGTTGTCGGTCAAGACAATAGGGATTGAGTAGCCATTTGTGGTTTTTATCCCTGCATCTGTTAGTATCTTTACAAAGGCTGTTATTGCCGTTTTATTGGCGGCATTTTGACCCGTTGTAAGGGTTATAGGAGCAAAAGCATTGACTGCCTTTGCTTTTGTGTTCACCTCGTTGATTTTTTCATTCACATCGGTGGTCTTTGCATACCCCAAAGCCTCAACCTTTCCCTTAATCCAAGTCCACAAAGAGGAAAGTGGGCGTCTGTGATATGTAGTGGTTTCTGTTCCCCCACTTGTATATTGTGAGATGAAATAGTCGGCATCCACGGGTGCTGCTATTCCCGTACTCAACTTGTTTATAAGCCCGTTCAATCCACTTTCCGTGTTGTTTACCTTGCCCGTTATCTCCGTTTGTAGGCTCGTTGAAAGTTTCTCCTTGCTAATGCTTTTATCTATTATCGCATCGGGATTTAATTTTGTCATCTTTCAGTCCTCCTTAATTAATTGATTAAATCTGCTTCGCAGTATTGTTTAATTTCTCCATTGCTGTTCTTTGCTATTATCCACTCATAGTCAGCACCAAGCGCAATACTACTACAATCTATCGTGAGTTTCTTCGAGATGTTTGTACCCTTTATACCCGACTTGATTGTTAGGTTCTGCAAAGGTGCACTCGATGATGGTTTCGTTGCTTGCTCATTAAACAAAAGTTGTACATATCGCACTCCATTGTCCACATGTATATATTGGATGTTATCGAATTGAGCATCCACGATTGTTCCGTTTCCAAAGGAATTGTTGTAGCAGGAGTTTCCAAAGGAATTGTTGTAGCAGTAGTTTCCAAAGGAATTGTTGTAGCAGGAGTTTCCAAAGGAATTGGAGCTGTAGAAGTTTCCAAAGGAATTGGAGAAGCAGGAGTTTCCAAAGGAATTGAAGCCGCAGTTGTTTCCAAAGGAATTGTTGTAGCAGGAGTTTCCAAAGGAATTGGAGCCGCAGAAGTTTCCAAAGGAATTGAAGCTGCATTCGTTTCCAAAGGAATTTTTGTAGCAGTTGTTTCCAAAGGAATTTTTGTAGCATTCGTTTCCAAAGGAATTGGAGTCGCAGTTGTTTCCAAAGGAATTTTTGTAGCATTCGTTTCCAAAGGAATTGGAGTCGCAGTTGTTTCCAAAGGAATTGTTGTAGCATTCGTTTCCAAAGGAATTGTTGTAGCATTCGTTTCCAAAGGAATTGTTGTAGCATTCGTTTCCAAAGGAATTGGAGTCGCAGTTGTTTCCAAAGGAATTGGAGAAGCATTTTCTTCCGAAACCCATATCATGGCTGTTTATGCCTATTTTGTTACCATATACTTGGTAATTTGATGCTAAGTAATCTTCCGAAAAAAATGGAATAAAAAATATAAAATTCAAGGATAACCTACTTATTATATCTTCATCATCTTTTATGAAAGTTTCAAAATTTTCCTTTATGATATTATTGTTAGGAATAGTGGTATATATATCATCATCTCCTTTCAATCCTATAACTGATGCATCGTAAGATGTTTCTTGTCCATCTACTAACGAAAAAGTATATGCATAAATGAATGAAGTTGTCTTTTTCATATTATTCATGTTTGCCGATAGGTGATAAGGCACATCCATCTCATTATCGTAGTAATCTTGCATTTTTTCCCATAAGGGGTCAGTTTCATCTACTGCATATATTTTATATTGTATGTTCTTGAAGTCGTAGAAACACTCGTTGTCCCATTCATCTTTCATCCACCAAACAACACCCTTTCCGTTGGTTGTATCTGCCCAAGCAAAGCGGTTTGTGTCGTTGTCCAAGCAGTATTTCAGTTCCCAAGCACTCAACTTGCATCCACTGAAATAGGTGTCCCCTTTGTGTTGTATCGCTTTGGCATTCTCGTTGAGCACATTCACATCGTCTGCCTTGACAATAACATCAAAGGCGTGCCCTGCACTCCGTGTGTCTGTCTGTACACTTGTAGTCACAAAGTCAGTTATTCGATACCTCCTGCCTGCAACAAGTTTGCTCCCATCCCTCAACGCTTTGAGGTCGGCATAGGTGATGCTTACCATTGGATTGAGAGCATTCTGCACTGCCGCTATTTGCTCCTTAACCCAAGTCTTTATTTTCTTTGAAAAGGTCGTTAAACCCGAATTATTTAGATATCCCATTTTTTATTCCTCCTTTTTGTCTTTATTGTATTCCTCGTATGCTTCTTCCCTTTGCTTGTCAGTGAGGTAGAACCCATTGTTTGCTATGTAAGAATTGTAGATAACTTCTTGATACTTGTGTCTTGCATCGAGTTTAGGCAAGTATGCATCCGCAAAGGCTTTTAAGTCCTCAATAGTTAGCCCTATTTCGTTTGCAAAGTCAGTGACCAAGAATTTGCCGAATTCAAGTCCGCTTGCTTGTTCCCTCTGCGCAAATGCTAATAGTTCCTTTTTTGTTTTGACTGCCCAAAGGAACTCACATCTGCCACTCATAGAGGATTGCTTGTAGTGCTTGAAATCCGTGTTCTCGTCAGTCCATACGAGTGTGTCAGTGTCTTTGGATTGAAAACCCTCAATCGGGCTGAAAAAGGCTCTACTGCCTACTATAAATCTCTTTTCCATATTATGCTTCCTCCCATATTTTAGTTATCTCTGCATCGGCGATTGTTGCAGAGGTGTCGAGTTTGTTCGCATACACCTCGTTTATCGCTCCGACAATCGTCTTTGCAGTGGTCTGCAAGGTTTTGTCTGTGATGTACTGCTTGTTCGCTACATCGTTGAGGATGGCTTGTACCTCAACGGATAACTTGTCTTCGGTTATCTCACCCTCGAAATTCGCAAGTGCTTCTATGTTCGCCCTCGCTTGTGCTTTCTGTTCCTCTGTGTACTCTTGTGGGTTAATCTCACCCAAAGCATCCACCATCGCCAAGAGGACAGCCTGCAAGATTGGACCCGTAATCTCTCCGCGTCCGTTCTCCTTAACCTTTTTGGCTATAAGGTCTTTTAGTTGCTCGTAATTCATAATGCATTATTTTTTAATTGTTTATAATTTTTGAAACGGCTACCCCCTTGCCTATTTTCTTTACTACTGAATTGGTTGTGAACTCACATGCTACCTCTGCCAAGTATCCCTGCTCCTGCCAAGTAGGTGTAATCAAAAACGATGTAGCATCGTATGTCCATTCGTTTGTCACTATCTGTATATGGTCGCTCAATCGAATGAAACGCATTACATCGCATACCTCTTCGGGTGCAAGGATGTTGAACCTATACCGCTTGTAAGATACTTGACTGATTGGAAACTGATACCCACTGCGCTCTGCTACTTCTTCCTCGAACTCATAATCGGGCATACCTATCTCCGCATCAAAGTACATTATATTTTTATATCCATTGGAATAGACGACTGCTCCTGCATCGAACTCCAAGTCCTCGTCATCCCACCATCTTATCTCCATACACGCACTGCACCACCCAAAATAAGCCGAATACCACTCGTTGTCATCTTCGTCTACTACCTTTACATACATCTTTGTAGGATGCTTATCTGTTGTGAGTACTACATTTCCGTTATAACAGATGTAATCATAGTCACCTTTGTTAACGATATTGAATTTCGATATGTCAAGTGTGGTTATCTGCTCATCTGTATCCGCATCAAAGATGCTAACGCTCTCCAATGGCACTGGTGCTTCTACGGCTTTGAAATAAGTTGCGTTCTCTCCTCCCGTATATTGTAATATATAGATAGTATCCGCGTTCTGCGGTATGGTTATGTATCCGCTCCAAGTCTTTGCTCCAAGAGGTACGGGATTGAGTGTTTTAATTACTTCTCCGCTTGTGTTGAGAAAGGCTATGGAAGTACCTTGTATTTGCTCACTCAAACCCGAATAGAATGGCGGTGTAGGTAGGTTCTCGATATAGATGTACTTCGTGTCCAATCCGTGCGTTTCGATACTACCCACGCCCGATTTAGAGGATGCATTCTCTATAAGATTGCCATCTTTGTCCAAATAGGCATTGTCTATGTAGTCTGCGGTTATCTCCGTCGAGGTCTTTTGTATAGAGGTTGTAGCCTCCCTTTGGATTTGAAAAGGCAATATGCGCTTATTCGGGGTTAAATAAACATAATCCCGACCAAAAGCATACCATTTTTTCTGCTCTATTTTATCGTCGTAAAAAGGAAGAGGAGAAAAGTTATTTTTGTTACTCATAATTATATTGGTTTAATTGACAAAGAGTAACCCTTTCTCCTTATCGCAAAGGTAGTAATTTTTATTTAGGTGTGAAAATTAAATCAATTTCTAACATTTGGGTATCTAAATTCATTTCCACTTTATCTATCTGCCCATCTCCGATACCTGTATGAATTAACTTATACAAGTCAAAATCAAAGTAAGGGCAAGAGATGCTCTGCTTCATAGATTTTTTCACTCCGTTGCTCTTCTTTTCCTTGTCGTTCACCTCGATGTTCCACGCCGGCATATCATAGAGGTAGTAGGTTTGTAGGGCGTAAAAGGACAAAAACCCGTTTTGTAGGACAATATCGTCCGCGATGGTATAGTAAGCCACTTTCCACTTTCCCTCGCTTTCTACGGCACTTAAAAGGGCAAATCCGTCACTTTGCGCCGCACTCGGATTGAATAGCATATAATCAATATCCGAATTGAAGTCATCTATGGTGATGCTCTCCACATCTCCGCTTTTCACATACTTGCTCTTTATCTCTATCGGGTTGCCCTCAAAGTATGAAGTCGTATCGTCTACCCACTTGAATTCGTATCTTTCGGGTAGTTCGTCCTTGTCATAAGATGCAGTGTTCACTCCGAAACTCCAAGCCTTTCCCGTTCTCGGATTGACAAGTTTTGTCAAATCAAGCCCAATTTGAGGGTTTGAAAAATATGCTCCGCCGTTCATAAAGTAAGATATATGCTCTATCCTCAATCGGTAGTTGTTGCCACTCACCTGCTCTAACCACCAATAGCATCTAAATGCATCTCGGAGCATATCGAGTATCTTCCTTAATGTAATCTTCGCTTTTTGCGCAGGCTGGCTATACTCTCCTGCCAAGATATTACTCTTTGGCGTCAAGAATAAACTGAACGCCTGCTGACTTATTGGATTGTAAGTGTCGTACAAGAATTGGCTATACGCCTTTGTCCCTTTGAAGTCTACCGAATATCCGCTATCCTTTGTAATCTTACTCAATAAAGTATCTATCACCGACCACAACGGATATGCATCCTTAAATGTGTATTCTTTGCGAATTAATGGTTCGATAGTGCTTGTGTACATATCAAAACTGAACCAATATGAAAGCCTTGTCCAATAGGTCTGCGCAATAGGGTAGTAATCGGGCACACCAGTACTCCCTCCATGTGGCGGTTTAGTGTAATACAAATCGTCTTTATAGTACCACTCAGTAGGTTCGGAACTAAACTCGTTCCAAATGGTTATCACGTCAAAAGCATACGGAAATACCCTATGGAAATTCCTATTGTTGCTTACCATATCTTCGGAAGACAAAGAAGATGAATTGTAAGTCGTACTCCCTATCTTGAAACTCTCTACATCACAAATAAGTCGCCCATAAAAAGCCATATCGTGGATGTAAAGAATTACATTACCCGTTGCACCAGTACCGCTGACGGGAAGTAAAGTTATATCTGCATCAAGTGGGATATCCCTATTCTGAAATATCGCCCTCCATAATACTACCTTATCCGCTTTCCTTACTACCTCTATATACGAACCATAGGACGCTAGTCCTCCCTCTCTGCGCACTTGTATAGTATATGTGCTATCGGAGATGCTCCATTCAGTTTCACTGCTCGGCTTATCTCCCCATATAGCATTGGGTAACTTTGGGGTCATATCCCCCGAAATCTCCACAATTCGGGCGTTCAATATCTTTGCAAAGTGGTACTTGTCCGTCAAGTCGCTATCGCTTTCTATCGTTTCACAATCCTGCTCCCAAGTCATACCTTGAAAGAAACACGATACTTTATCCTCGCCCATAGCATAGATTTGTATCATACTGCGCTTGTCGAGCGATACGGCCTGCTTGCGTGGTAGTATCTTAATCAAGTCATATTCCTTTTCAACCCCATCAAGCACCGCACTATATGCATCCTTTGTTTCAAGATTGAGGGTGAAAAGCCTATCATCTATATTGAACTCGCAATCCGTCTTGTAAAAAGTACCTGTCCAATATAACCCGTAATCCGAATAGATTATAAGATTGAACTTTGTTTCTATATCTGCGTTATACACAAAGTCGAAGTCTTCCCCTACAAAAGTAAACTCCCCCGAAAGACTTTGACGGAAATACTGCTCATTCGCATCGTGCGACCATTTCATTGTGCAATTATTCCCGAATATAGGATGCGCCGTTATTCGTATTTTTGGAGTTTGTAAATAAAATCCGTATTTTGGTTTCATAGCCTAACTTATTATTTTCTTTGTGTTCTTGTAATATATTATCGTCTTTCCGCCCGATGTAAGCACTTTCTGCCCACCCTGCTCTACTAACTCGCTTACACCCTTTTCGAGTTTACGCAAGTCTGCTCCTTGTGGCACAATATCGCTACCCACAAAAGCATTGCCGTACAAATTCTCGAAAGTGCCGTGATTTAACGAAGAAATGATGTCGGATACCTTACTAACGCCGTACTTGCGTACATTGCGCTTGTTGATTACTCCAATCATCTCTCCTCTTTCAACCCTGCGTCTTGTCCCATCGGGTTTTACTCCGAAATCTATGTCGTGCCCACTTGCGTGCGAACCACCATAATCCAAGTACTCACTCATACCCTCTCCGTAACTCTCGCTTTGCATCTTTGTGAGTTGTACCGCCTTTATCTTTGCTGCTGCAAATGAACCCCACATAGCCGCCGTTGCCGCTACTGCTAATGGAATACCCAATACTCCTTTCGTGCCCTCTGCTTTCCATATACTCGCCGTTGCGGTTACAAGACTGCTTATCTGTTGTGCAGTGTCTGCGGCTTCCTGCACCTTTTGTAACTCTAATACATCTTGTGCGGCTTTCTTTGCAATCTTATGCTTCTCCTCGTACTCCTTTCGTGCATATTCCACATTGTTAGCGTATCCGTTTGCCCTTGCTTCGAGTTCATAGTCAAGTGCACTCTTTGCTGCATCCTGCTCGGCTTGTGCCGCTTCTTCCGCTATTTCTGCCATCTTTATTCGCGTTTCAATCCATTCGTTCATATACTTGAACGACTGATTGAAGTACCTCTCCATAGTGCGCCACTTTCGGTCTGCCGTTTTATCTTCTTCGTCCGTTGGGTCGGTCGCATTGGTAGACTTACTCCTCAACGCATTCAACCTCTCCATTATCTTGTTGTACTCGTCAATCGTCAGCGTACCGCTTTCAGTAAGCAATCGGAGGTAATCCTCCCAATACTGAATGTCGGATGCAAGTAACTTGTTGTTAGTTTCCTGCTTAATGGTTTCAATATCCTCACCTGCCTTTCTGCGCTCTTCCATCTCGGCATAGATAGCACTATTCCTAACGGCTTTCTCCTGCTCTACCTGCTTCTTGATTAAAGACACATCCTCCTCTGCAATATATTCATCTTCAACCGCTACGGGTTCGGTTTTAAGTAACTCTTCGCGCTCGGCCTTGTATTTAGATGTAGTATTGCCCATTATTGCTTCTATATAGGCTAACTGCGTTTCTATTTGCTTCTTATCTTTCGCATCGGCGGTCTTCTGCTTCTCCAAGAGTTCGGCGCGAATGTCCTCGTATTGCTTCATCTCCTTTTTGTAGGATAGTTGCAACTGCGCAAGTTGTTTGGTTAGCCCGTCTTCCATAGCATCGATAACGGACTGCCACATATCGAAGTAATAGTCCTTTATCTCATCCTTTCCGTTTCCACTGCCACTGCCATTGCCTAATAAGCCTGTGATATCAATCAATTTAAGTAATTCGTCCCGCTGTGTGATAAGAGTTTCTATATCCGATATATTTTTTTGGATAGCTTTAAATGTCGTAACATCTTCGCGTCCTTTGCGTGTTGGTTTACTTGCTGATATAGCATATTTAATTTTTTCTGGTTGGTCTTTTAGATTTTCATAAATTTCACCCCATGTGCTACCATAAAAATACCAACCAAAATAATTTGGGCTTGTCTTAAAAATTTGTCTATTCTGCTCTTCTTTCTCAACAATCTTTGCTTCCGTTTCCTCTATCTTTTTAAGATATGCCTTTGCTCGTGCTCGTTTGACGATACTATCGGTAAGGAGGTCATAATTTGCCTTCGCATCTCCAAGTAGTATTTTTTCTTTTTCGATATTCGCAAAATATGATGGATATAGACTTTGCAACGCTATTGCTGCGTTCAATCTATCGTTATATACGCGATTTATATCCGTTGCGATTTCATACAATGCCCTTAATTTCGCTGTTTCTTGTGCGGCGGCTTGTGCGGCACTAACATCAGCCTTTGCCAACTCTTCCTCCAAGTCGATAGTTTTTGTCAGTATCTCGTTGTACTTCTCCTGCTCTTTGCTCTTTTTGGAAAGATGGCGGAGCACAAGAGGCAGAACCGTCAAAAGCAGCACTAAACCCGATTGCCAAGAGAAGATAGACTTGGTAAGCAACTTTGTTACAGAAAGGTTCTTATTCTTTGCCATTTCTGCTCTGAGTGCGGCGGCTTTCTCTGCTTCTCCTGCGGCTTCTGCGGCTGCAATTTGCTTCAATGTTTCAACTCTTAAAGACTTCACATTTCCGATGTAATCCATAAGAATAGGGATGTTGTTCGATATGGCTATCGCAAAGGTCGCTGGGCTATTGGCAAGTGCTGGCAACTCTCGGATTACCTGCGTTGTAGCGATATTCAATCCCGAAATGGCTTTTGAATAGTTACCTACCTGCAACTGATACTTACCCGTTGCTTGTTGCATCATATTCATCCTCTCATACATCTCTTTGAGTTGCTCGACCATTTTCTTTCCTGCATCGGTGTTCTCCCTTTCGGCTTGCGTCATATTGTTCACAAGTGTTTTGAGGGTGTTGTATTGGGCTTGCAAGCGGTCATACGACCCCTCTCTTGTGCGCTCTAACTCGGTAGATAGTTGTAGTACCCTATTGCGCTCTCTATTGCTCTTGTTGAGGGCTTGTATTGCTTCGTCATAGAGGTCCACATCTACTTCAAGGCTTTTGTAAATCTCGCGAAGTTTGTCTAATTGGTCTATTTGTGGTTTTACATTTGTTCCACTGCCTGCGGTCTTGATTTGCCCTCCAAGACTGGCAATCTCTTTCTTCATCTCCTCGATAGATGCCTGCGTCTGCGCTTGCAACTGCTTGATTTGGTTTATCCACGCATCAAAACCCTCTCGTACATCGGGGCTGACTATGTCACTATATTTTATTGGGTTTTCCATATTATTTCCTCCTTATTCGGTCTAATTCCTTATTTATTGCTTCTAATCGCTCGTAAGCGGAGTAATACTCCATTATTGTGTAGTCTTTGGCTTTACCACCAAACTCCTTACTGATTGCCAAGCACATCTGCTCAAACTGCTTGTCGAACTGCAATTCGGCACTCTCACTCCCCTCGAATATCATTGGCTTGTATCCTATCGTCAAGAGTTCGGATAACTTCTTTATCTCGTCCTCGTGCGAACAATCGTTCACTATCTCGTCCACCTGCAACAAAGCGCGTTTGCGTGCATAGTCTAAAAGGTTCTTATTTTCGCCCTCAAACACTTTGGGGAAGTAATCCCTCAACTCGTCGTCTAATTGCTCTCTAATAGCCCTTTCTGCGTCTGCAAGGGCTATCTCTTTCTCCCCTATTACGAGTTCATACAACTTCTTCACTCCACTATCGCTGAAATCCTCCCATTTCTTCCCATCTACCGAATGGACGAAGTACATAAAGGCAACATGGCGAATATCCTGCTCTTGAAGTATCGTTACAAGGTTGTGACGCATATTCATCAATTCTTGCTTTGCTTTGTTCACATCGAAATCAATTAACTTCATAATCATCCCTATGTGCTCATCTACATCCGCTATGCTATCCCCAATCCCACTCGCTACAAGCATATACTTGCTATACTTGTGAAATCGACTTATAGACATATCCTCTATGCTATCATAGAAGACGAACTTGTGTTTATTTATCTTTATCTCTCTCATAGTACGGAACTGAATATCGGTATGAATAAAAAGTAAAGTGGAGCACCGAACAATACCAACACTCCACACACACCCAAAGCAAGCCAAAAGCCACGGCAAAACGCACAACTGAACAACTTATAGAAGAAGTCATTTGGAGCGTGTGCCTGCAAAAACGAGAAAATACCCCATTTTTCCCCTAATGCTTGCAGGAATTTTACAAAAAGTGCCACTAAAAGCACAAAACACACGAATGTAATCATATCAAATCAACATCAAAATCAAGATTGTAATCCTTATCGTACGCACCTTTTAGGTATCTCGCAAGCCTATCTACATTGAAATCAAGATTGTAATCATCGTTGTAATCCCCAAATAAAGACTTCAAACACGGCACATTCACCCTCAAATCCCCATCTATCCTCAATCCTGCGTATGGATGCATAAGAAATTGGTTCTCCTTATGGTCATAGTCGTACCCTTTGAACACATTTTGTGGTTGCTCATAAATATTCCCAAGAGTGTATGTAACTCCCTTTAAGTGATACTCCCCTAAAACGGCTATTATTTGCTCCTTTACGGCTTCTCTGTTGCGTGTAGCGGTCGAAGATGATACCTCGTCCACCTTAAACCAAAACACCACTGAAAACGGACTTTTTAGCACACTCGCGCTCTTCTCCCATATCGTCTGTGGGTCGCGCAAATAAAAGAAACAAAAATTGCCAAGTTCCGCACACGGCATTACTTGTATGTACCTGCCCTTTCGAGTATATACATTGGCGGATGTAAAGGCTTTCCCGTCTTTGCGCTCTACGAGTGTTTCTGTTAGTCCGAAGATGTTGTCTAACCATCCTATGTTCTGCGCAAGCCTTATCTGTATCTGCGCTATCGCCGCATCGAATAAACGGCTATCTTCTTTTATAAATACTTTCATAATCGATTTTTTAATTCGTTTACCATATACGGCTGTATGTAATTATCTAATATCGTTGCCCACCGCTCGTCCATAAGCCCGAAGTTCCTCCATCCATACTTATCCATTATCCTTTGTGCATAGTTCGTTGTCCCCTCTACTGACATCGTTTCCTCATCGAACTGCATCCCTAACTCCAAATGAAACTTCCCATTGATGTACAAGTTCGGTGCGTCCAAGTTTGCCCTTTCCGTCTGCGATGGATAAGTGAGTTCGGCTTTCCACTGCTTGTATCTCCTCGCACTATCGATATTCTTAAAGTACCCTCCACTTGATTGCAAGTCTTCGGAATAATAAGGGCGTAAATCCTCACCACTTGACGCCTTGCCCGAAAAGAGTTGCTCCCTCTGCTCTTGCAAGATTTCTTGCTCACAAGACTGCGCCCCCTCTCGGATAATCCCGTCAAGATTTTCTAAATACTCCGTTACACCCGTTAATAATTCCTCAATCATTATATCGACCCTATTCTAATTCCTCCATTCTTACAACTCAAACAAAGTGGGTCAAGCCCCTTTGTATCTATACTCAACGCCTTGAAAGCCCTATCTAATTGTCCTTTCAATCCGCGTATCCCTTGTCCGTTCCCCTCACTCTCAAATAGAATATCGTTCCTATCTGCGTTGAATTGCACTCGGTTCACCTCTACTTCGGGGTTCATAGCAAGCGACTTTAAGGCTTGATTGGCTACTTGCAACTGAATAACACTCGCAAAATCACCTCTCATAGCAATCAAAGTGTCCGTAAGGTCACATCCCATCGAAAACTGCATATTCAATCCATAGTTGTCACTCGGAGTGTAGATGTTCTTTTGTATATCCCACAACCTGCCATCCCAATCACTCCCGTTGATGTAGAAAGGCGACAACTGAACCCACTTGCCCATTGCTCGGTAGACATTCAAATCCCCCTTGTTGCAACTGCCACACGGCTCTCTGCTCCAATCCCTACCGAAATTGATGCTCTCCATATAATCGGGCAACTCTGCCTGCGAATATACCAAGTACCAACTACCTCCCGAATTGAGGTCGTGGCTATAATACGGCAAGTAAGTTTCGGGCAAATCGAACCATTGGTAAGTCCCGTGAGTGGAAGTGTAGTTCATTTCTTTTACCCATATAGGCTCACTCCTCGATGAATGGAATAAATACAACTTCACTTTTCCGATGTTCCCTACGAACTGCATCCCAATCCGCTCTAACTTCATCGTTGCTCCATTGGCACGGATAGGAGTTATCTCAAACCCTACTAACCTACCATTGTTCGGAGTGCGTGCGGTTATCCTCCCTGTGCCGTCAAAAAGCGTCCTGCGGTCAAGTATGTTCTTCGTTTCAAGCCCTACTACCTTTTCCGTCATAAACCTCTGTACGACGGCTTTTATGCCACTATCGGTGAGTTTAGATAGGTACTCGGTAAGTGCGTGGTACAACTCCCAATAATCGGCGTCTAACACGCTTCGCCCTTGATTGTCATCCGCAACTGAACGATACAAGTCCTCCCCATATACCACAATATCACCCTTTGAGTAAGTCTTTGTCAGTTCGTACTCCGAATAGGCATAGTCTTTCGGCATTATCCCTTTCATAGCCCGTAAGGTAAGTAGCGGATGCGCTTCTTGAAAGTATAACCCACTATCCGATTGAGTGAGTTCCTCTCCTATCGTATATTCTTTGGCACGGGATTGCTCCCATCCAACCACGCCACGAAAGGCGTTTACTATTTCTTTTATCCTTATCATATTCCAAAGTTACTAAAAAAGGAGAAAGCAATCCCCTTTTCGGTTCATACTTTCTCCCTTTGAAAGACTATTTTAATTTGTCCCTACAACTACGGAGTAACAGTTATAGCCTTTGTAGGAACAGGGTTGCTATCAGTGTTAGCAATAACTACCTGTGGAGTGTAGTCTGTACCCTTTGTTACCTGCGCCTTTATGATTGGAGATGCAAGAGTTTCTGCGTCAGAGTTGTATGCCACGATGAACGCTACATCTACACTGAACCCATAGTATTCTTTTACATCGCAAACCATATCTGCGGTAGCGGCTCCCGAAATCTTACTCTGGTCACCCACTTCCTCATAGTAGTGCAAGCCTACTGGGATGTCAATATAAGGCATATTGATTACACTCCATTCGTGTGTGCCACTCTTCGCTCCGCGTGCGGCTGCTCTATCGTAACGATATAGCATATCTACACTTCCCTCTTCTACTGCATAGAAAGTAGCGTACTGACCCGTTGCATTGGCAAGACGATTGGTGAAGTGGAATTCCTTATTCTCGAATTCAAGTGTCTTGTCCACCTCGTTGTAAGTGCCAAGTTCTTGAAGTTTGCCAAGAATAGACTTCACACCTGCGTTTCCGATGATGTTCACCTTGCCATAGAAGTCGTTTGCTTCCATCATTGGCTCGATGTCACCAAGTATGTTCTCACGAGAACCGAAAGGAACGCCGATAGTGTCTGCTGTCTTTGAGTAAAGCAAAGTGTCGGCAAATACCTTTGTCTTTGCGGCTTCAAGTGCGGCAATAGCGGCACTATCAAGTGCAGCACCAAGTGCGCGTGCAGACTTCTTGAACTTCGCCATAAAGTCCTTTTCATAGTCAATATCGTTGTTAGAATACTGACCCGGCACCATAGTGAAACCTACTGCATAGGTTACGAAACTTACATCCACAAGTGCAGAAGTATTCTCCGCATCTGCAATAGTACAAGTGCGTGCGTTGCTTACACTGACGGTTCCGTCATAGTTGATAACGGGCACTTGAAGTGTCTTACCTGCGCCGTTTCTTGCTTCCTCTCTCATTCTCTCCGAAAGAAGAGGTGCTCTCTCGCTCTGAACTCGGAAGAAGTTCAAAGCACCATAATCGCTTAAACGATTTTCGTTTTTGTCAAGGTTAGTGTCTTTGACCCTAATCGCTTGAATTTTAGTTGCTACTAATGTCATAGTTTAGAACTTTTATTTTGTTTGATACTTTTAGACTTCCCCTTTGTCCGTTACTAAAAAATTATCTTGTAGGAAGTTCGGAAATCTTGTTCTCTCTCCAATACTTGTCAAGTTCTTTTTGGAAAGCACTCGAACCCTTTACTAATCCTTTGGCAAGGAGTTCGGATGTAATCGCTTCCATTGCTTCCTCTTGCGTGCTTGCGGTTAGCACTTTCTCCTTTTGTGGAGTGGTCGTGCCCGTTCCCGTCTTTGTCTTCTCTGCCAATATACCATAGTTAGACAATTCTTTTACAAGAAGTTCTTTCGCGGTATATGGGTTGAGTTTGTTTTCGGGATTGTTCAGTGGTGAACCATTCTCGTCGTGGAAGATAAGTACTTCCTTTCCGTTTCTTTCCTCGTATTTAGGATTTAGTCCCTTAACGCGCTTTACGGCTTGTTCTACGAGTGTATTCACGGCAACCTCATTCAGTCCCTCTTTGTATTTCAAACCCGATTTAGCCACCTCAAAATCGTTGCTAATGCGGTAATTGAGGAGTTTCTTCTCACTCTCGCCCTCCAAAGCCTTATATTTGGTTTGTAGGTCGTTGAACTGCTCTTTGGTAGTCTTCAATTCGGCTCGTGTGGTTTCAAGTTCTTCACTTGTCCCCTCGCCTTTCTTCGACTTCAATTCGGCAATCTCGTTCTCGTACTTCGACTTCATTGCATCTATCGCGCGTGGTAGATAGTCGTAAGTCTTTTCCGCTCCGTTTCTTGGTACTCCCGAATGCTCCTCGATGGATGCATCTAACTGACGATAGTGTTCACCGAACTTAACTCGGAACTGCTCGTTCTCATCATTCTGCGACAAAGTGACGATTGCGCCAATCTGCTCTTCACTCAATCCTTTGAGTGCTTCGTTTGCGGTAATAATCTCTTGTGTCAGCATACTTACTTCTTTTTAATCGGTGTTGGAGTAGGTGCTTTGTACTTCTTCTCGTACTCGGCTCTTACTTCGGCTTCTATCTCTTTACGCATCCTTTCTTCGGGCGTTTCAACTACTCTTTCGGTGTTGTACTTCCCTTCGGGATGGAATAGGATGTTGATTGTGTATCCCTGCAACTCTAAATTGCGCTTCACACTATCGAACATCTTTGGCGTGGTCTTAATCACCTCTTGTCGGCTAATCTTCTGCCCATTGTGAGGATTATAAGTCACTCGCTCAATCGTGTAGTGTACATATCCCTCCTCACCTTTCGGAAGTTGATATGTCGCTCTCGTTAACTTTGCGTTCTCTCGCATACTCTAAAATTGTGTTATATATGGTTTCTATCTTGCTCTCGTAACTAACATCTGCTCCGAAATCCAAGATATTTGTATTTTCCCGCTCAAATCTACGAATAAATCCGCTAAAATCGTTCTTCAAGATTACTTCTTCTGCGGAAATAAGGTGATTGAGGTATAGATTTAGCACTTCATTCTTCTTCAAGTGTCTATATGGCTCTAATTCCGATAGGATTTTCATCCTCTGCAACTGCATAGGGTTGTGCCTATACTCGGTCTCAATCAACTGCGTGCGCAAGGCATCTAACTCCGTGTCGCTCGCTCCTCCCTCTTTGGCTTTGTTGTACCTGTCTTGTAGTACTTCGGGCGTAAGAGTGTAGAACTCCGTACCATAGTTGATATTCGCGCTGATGAAATTATCTCCGTACCTCAATATGCAGATAGTAGTATCTACCCACTTCTGTGCTTCCTCAAAGCCTTTCTTTATCCTATTGAGTACATTGTCTTTGCTTTCATAGGATGCATCCACCTGCTTGTCGTTGATAGACGCTTCGTTGATGATAGTGCTATCCACACCCACACACGATGCTATGATACTATTCTTCAACCTTTCCAAGTCCTCTACATTGTAGTCAAGGCTCTGTTTGTCGATAGAAAGCATTTGTATAGGGTTGCGCATATCGGGTAGTCCGTCCTTTGGTACGGGCACTTCGATATATGTTCCTGCTCCTGCAAGCGACTTCTTGCTCTTACATAACGGACAAGGAATTGGATTGCCGGCAACATCGAGTTTCATAGTGCCGTCAGGCTTCTGCAAGTGTCCGTGATAACAGATATTCCCCTCTGCGTCTGTATAGTCGCACTCTTCCTCGTATCCCGAATAGATAGGGAACGACCCGTATAAATCAAGATGCTTTTTAGATAGTACCCTAAATAGGTAGTAGTCCAAGTTTGCAAGTTCCTTACTCAAAGGAGACTTCTTTATATCCGGATTGGTGATGCTCAAAGGCTCGTTCCAAAAGAACCTTGTAGGGCAAAAGCCTAACCCGTGTGCAGAAGAAGAAAGTAACTTAATTACATCCGTGTCACGAACCTCGTATGTGCGATAGGCAAGCTCGTCAATAGCCACGATAGTATCCTTTGTACTGCGGAAGATAAGCCACTCCATCGCACCATTCATAGGATTGACGCTATAAGACACTACATTCGCTATCGGAACGGGATAGAAGTATGGTGCAGTCCTGCCCTCTTGTGGCTCTTGTGGCATATCTACTACCAAGATGCAGTTTATCTCTGTCTTGAAGTAATCCCACATCTTACTACTCCATACATCGGGTTCTCCAAGTACAAGAGTACGATAACGCTCCCAGTCAGCTCTTGCATCCGCGCTCTTGAACTGATAATCAATAGCGGGATTGCGCCCCTCAAATACCTTTGACAACTTTGTGAAGATGCCATCGGTAATCGCATTGGTAGGGATAGGGAACTTTAAGTTGTTCAAGCAATTTAGATACTTGTCGTTAGGTAACATCGACTGCAAATAGAGTTTGAAGTCGTTGTATGGACGGCCTACCACTGCTGATAGGTTAGTATCTGCGTGGAACTTAATCCGCTCTTGTTGCTTTAAGGCTTCATTTATCTGCGGTCTTTTGCTTGACTGCCTTAACTCCGCTTGTATTTGATTTAGTAGTAAAGCCATTCTTCGTCCATTCAAAGTTAGTATCCGTTACCCTCCACACGCAATTTGGAAGTCGCATTATCCGCTCTGCGTGCTCTATCTCGAAGAACTCTGCGGCACTACCCCCAATAGGAGTAAGTGCCACCAAAGTTTTCTTCGCACCCATTATAGGTCAGTTACTGAAAATTCAGTTGTTACTATCTCCAATCCGTCCGAATAGTTCGGTGCAAAGGAGAACTGCAATGCGTTGTTGTCGGGTTCCTGCAATCCTCCGTGTATCTTATCCCCTACAAAGAGGGCTTGTATTGGAAGAGGATAGTAGTTATCTCCGTCCTTGATTGCTTCTACCTGCCCATCCGCGTTGATAGGATACACTCCCAAAGACGCCTCACACATCAACTCTTTGAGGGCTACAATAGCTTCCTGCGACCACTCGCGAAGTGCAAAGGTCATATTGGTAGGGTTTGAACCTACAATCTTCTCTACACCGCCCAAAGTGTCGTTTCCTCCTCCGAAAGTGATAGCATCTCCACCATCTTGTGTAGGTGCTTCTACGAATGGAGTTACGGCAATCTTTGTTCCGTCAGTAGCGGCAGTGAACTTCTGCCAAGTAGCCAGTTTGGTGATGTCGTTTGTCTTGTCGAACTTGTTTTTAGTCGTACCATCAGAATAGATACGTACAAATGCAAGTTTCTGAATTTGCCCGAAACTCTGCTTGCAAGTTACTTTTGGGATGTCAGGCAAAGCGGCCGAAGTAGTACATGAACATACTCTCATAATTCTATAATGTTAAAAGGTTTATAAATCGGGCTTACCCTTTGCCTACACCACAAAGATAAAAAACTTATTTTTCTTTTGCAAATCCAATAAAATTTTGTATCTTTGTAGGTAGAGAAAGCGATGAATGGCGAATGTTCAAGTGATTTGTTAAGCCATACATAGAAAGCGATTTCGGGGCGTTGTTTTCTCTATATCTTTTCATGCCATCTTCCCCGAAGTCGTTTTCTTTTTACATAGTTGACGGAGTTAAGAGTGCGTTTCGCTTACACATTGGCACTATAATCCCAAAGCAAGTGAAACCCCTACGATTACGTTGTAGGCAACATACTTCGAGTTGACGAAGTGAAGCAACGTCCACAAACTGACGACTTCGACAATTGACAATAGAAGATATAGCCAACAAGAGGTATGAATAACGTAAGACGTACGTTGTAATGAAAAAGGGACGGAGTGATGCACCCATACCGCAAGACTGGGATAACGCTCATCGGGGAAAAAAGTTTAACAACGCCCGCCATACAAACTGAATTGATTTTCTCTCTTGTATGTGAATGTATCTTTTATACTGGTCAAAGGATATAAAGGGCTTGAACACCCTATAATTTGTAGATTTTAATGGTAACAGACAAACAAGTACTCGATGAATTTAAGTTCTTCCTCTCAAAGTTGAAGTACGAAGAACTCGTGACCTTTTGGAAACTCCTACACACCCCTCGTATAGTGGACGCCGTTAAATCTGCCTTGAAGATATGAAATATACAATCTATACCGATGGCGGCTATTACCTGCGCTACGATGTCGGAGCCTTTGCCTATGTCATCCTCGACGAAGAGGGTAAAGTAGTGGCCTGCTCCTCGTCGAAAATCCAAAACGAAACAAGCAATCGCGCCGAACTCCTTGCAATCATCTACGCCATAGCACAACTCCCAATAGGAGTAGATGCTATCATCTATACCGATAGTAGATATTGCACCCTCGTCTGCAATAGCACAAAGCAATACACCCTCAATGCCGACCTCATCGAACTCTACCACAATGTCGTCAACGCTCAAAGGGCAAACATAACTATAAAGAAAATCAAAGGTCACAGCGGCAACAAATGGAACGAAAAATGCGATGAAATGTGTACCCGTAACATAAACGAACAACTACCATTCAAGAGATGAAAGTATTAATCAAAAAACTCTCTCCTTTGGCTCAAATCCCAAAGAAAACCTACAAAGACGACTTCTGCTACGATGTCGTCGCTACATCCGAAGAAGAAATAGCACCAAATGTGTGGAAATACGGCGTCGGTCTTGCGTTCCAAATCGTACGACCTCACCCAAGTATCTACAACCTCGCAATAGACTTCCGCCCTCGCTCCTCCGTATGGAAAACAGGGATGGTACTCTCTAACTGCGTCGGCACAATAGACGAACCCTATCGCGGCGAAGTATCTGCCGTATTCTACCACCTCAATACCTCTCTGCCTCGATACAAAGTAGGCGACAAAATCGGCCAACTCAAACTCGGCATCACTACCCCTATCGAATGGCAAGAAACTGACACCCTCGACCAAACAGAACGCGGCGACAAAGGCTACGGCTCAACTGGCAAATAAGCCACTTATAACAGAAAATTTGTATCTTGTACCGCCAAAGGTCTAAACCCCTCTAAAAACGCCTAAAAATGACAGACAATAAAGTACTCGAATACTGCAAACGATGCCACTTCCGCGAAAGACGCATCTGCAAAACAACTCACCAATTTGAACACTTCTGCCTGCAAGCAAACGAATTCCATAAATTTATATCTCAATGTCCCCTAAAAAAGTAATCAAACCCGTAATCACCGCAGTTAGAGATGCAAAAGGAAACAACATCCTCCGCAAACCTATCCTCAAACTGCACTACCACCCCGATACAATCAAAACAAATATCGACGCGCTCATAGACAACGCGCCCAACCAACAAGCACTCTTCCTACTCGAAGATATAAAAACATTAACCGCGTGGGCACTCGCTCACCTAAACCTCAAAAAACCAAATGAAACAAAAATTGACTAAACTCGACCTCGACCAAGTACTCAACTACTTCCCCGTCTCTATCCTTTGGACTATTTGGCTCATCTCCTCCATAGTCCTACTCTGTACCCACACCATCCCCCTACTCGTGGCTCTACTACCACTGCTCATCCCCCTCTCCGTGGGTCTCTCTATCCTCCTCATTATGGAACTCGCTAACCTAATTACCCTAATAACTAAACGCAAATCGGAAAAACTTAACGAAAAAGGGACTTCCTAACAGAAGCCCCCTTTTCAATTCCCCCTGCGAATGCCCCTCGGCCGAAATACTCCACCACTATACCCCCTCGTCGCATTCTTGCAATTCACCTCTTTCCCAATTATACTACTCAATACATCCGGTACATCGTCATGCGCATTCGCCTTGAAGTGCCGCACAAATCCACTCAACTCCTTGTACGCTTTCGGCCACCTGTCCTTCCAGCCCATAGGAAAAACTATCTGGCTCATTACCTGCCCGGCACTATTCAATATCCTCGCCTCCTTGTTCCCCTCACTGAAATACAACTCTATCTTCGCCCTCACTTTCTTCGCTATACTCAACCCGAACTGCTCCCCTCCTGCGTTCCGCTCACACCATACCACTTGACTGCCCTGCATGTTTATCTGCTGCGGTATCATTATACTCGTCTCCTCTACCCCCGCATCACTCAAATAAATATCCGTCACTAATATGAATACCACTGGCTCAAACCTCCGCGTCTGCTCGTTGTATGTCGTGCTCTTGCTCCTATACACATCGTAACATATACTACAAGTGTCATCCCCTCCCCTACCCGCTACATCGATACAACACCCCTTGCGAATACATACACCATACTCGCCCTTGTCTACGTACTCCTTGAACTCACCATACAACCTGCTGTCCTCACTGAACGGATGCCCTTGATACAAACACTCAAATACATACGGATCCGCCCTCTTCTTCATCATCAAACTCTCAATGCTACTATGGCTCGGAAAGATAGCCTCCCCCTCCTCCCTTGGGTCTAACTCCGTCGGCCCCCCTACCTTTATCGCAGGGAAATTGACATACGCCCATCTCTCCCCTAAATCCTCTAAATCTGACCACCTCTTCACCTCTACTACCCCCTCACTCGCTATTATCCGCCCTATCAAATCATCCTCGTTCCACCTCGTGAAGACCATCAACTGCTGACCCCAATCCTGCAACCTACTCAATACTACACTCGTGTACCACCTCCACGCCTTGTTCCTCACTATCGGACTACTCGCCTCGTTGTAATCCTTGTACATATCGTCCATTATCATTACATCCACCTTCCTACCCGTCAACGAACTCCCTCGCCCTACTACCCTCAATCCCCCTCCATCATACCCAACTACCTGCGTCTCATCCGCATTGCAACGCCACTCCCGGTCTATCCTCCCATCACTTATCCTACTGCCCGGAAATACCGCCATGTACGCATCACTCCGCATCTTCCTCTGTACATCCTCGTTGAACGTCCTCGCTAAATCCGTGTTGTAACTCCCTATCACTATGTTCTTCTCTGGCTTTATCCCCATCAAAAAACTCGGCAACCCCCTACTACTGCACTCACTCTTCCCCGTCTGCGGACTTGCACTAATTATCAACTTCTTAATCCCACCATGCGCGAACTTGTCCACTATCCGGTACAAACTCCGATGATAACTCGTCATCTCTAAACTTGGGTTCAAATACCTCATATACACCCCGAAGTCCCTCTGCGCCATATACCGCACCATCAACTCCGGCGTCATCTCATCTATCATTCTCCCCCCTCCCTGAACTTCGCATCCTGCATCTCCCCTACTATCCTCCTCATATCCTCCTCACTCAAATTCCCGAAATTGTACTGGTTGACTACCTGCTTCCGCTTGTCTACCCTCCCTATCGCCCCTATCAACCGCATCCGCTGCATCCCTATCCGCAACAACGTGTCCAAATACCGCGGGTCTCCACTCTGCGGCCTGCTCGCAAAACACTCATCTATCTCATCCATACTCAACCCCCTCGCCATTAACGCCGCATACTCCATAGGCTTTAATACCCGCTTGCTGCTCTCATAGTCCCTCATCACTACCTCCTCTAAATTGTCTATCCGCATTATCTCCCGACTTACCATGTCATCTATCGCACCTATGTTCGCACGCTTCCACTCATCTAACAAATCCCCTTTCAACTGACTTACAAAACTCCTTGCTACCCCAACCTCTCTCCCTATATCCGCATGTAACCCCCCATTCACTATCCCCTCCGCCATCTCTATCCTCCTCTCTTCCGCTTCTTTACTCTTTTGTCCCATTTTTCTTCCTCCTTTTTTTCCCAAAGTTACTACTTTTTCCCTAATTTCCCATTTTAGTACCGCGCACTTTGTGGAGAACTTCCTTTCCTATTTTTAGTACCGCGCATTTTGGGCGGACTAACTCCCCCTCCCCCTCTCCTCTCATATAGGGGGGGTCTAAAATGCAGCCCCCTTATAGCCAAACGGCTACCCTGCCGCGACTGGAACAAAAACCACGCTCTCCGACTACTTACATTTTTGCCCCTCCTGTCACGCCCCTATCAAACACAATAGTGCCCCTTTTTGTACACTCTTGCACCAAAAACACCCAAAAAGCGACTTTTTGTAAGTACTTAAAAGTGTTTCCCCCGTGTTTTCGGAGACCAAACACCCAAAAATGCGACTTTTTGTAAGTTTTATAGCCACAACTACGGCACTTTGCACTGTTCTTTTTGTCAGCTTGCAGTGGGTGGTTTTGCGCCCCCCCTTTCTGAGGGCTAAAAAGCAAAAAAAACGGGCTTGCAGGCTTGTGGGAGCGTGATTAAGTAATTCGCGATAAACGAAGTAACCCCACAAAAGAGCATCAAACAAAGAGCATCACACAAAGAGCATCATACAAAGAGCACCACACATAGAACCCCACACAAAAGAGCATCACGCAAAGAGCATCGCCACCCAATGAATAAGCATAAATGAGCATCAAGCAAAGAGCATCAAACATCAAGTAAAAGCATAATTCCAATCATAATTACAATTGCATATAAAGCTTTAATTAATATGACCTATATTTGTTTTTTCAGCCCTTTATTCAAAGCCTTTATTATCAAAGCATTAAGAAAGCGGATGTAAAAAAGTTAAAATATATTTGCACAATTCAAATTTTTGCCCTACCTTTGTTCCCAGATGAAGCAAACAAGCCCGCTTGCAAGTGGCTTTGAAAAAGTTAAAAATAATGTTATGAAGTACAAAGCGAATTTCTTTTTTATGGGATCGGGTTTTTGATCCCTATTGAGGGCAATAATAAAGCTCAATTGAAGAGCTATTTATTGAAGACAATAAGGGGATTTTTAACCCCAAATTCGTCAGCGTCTTATTGGATAAAGGACAAAAAGGGGAACGAAGAAATCGGATATATATCGATGTCCAAAAAAGGGCATTTTACTTATGCCACATTACAACCCTTTAATATAAACCATTAAAAATCAAATAGTTATGTACGAGTTACTACTCGAGGAGCTGGGCGCAAAATGCCTACTTGAAAACCTCACACGAGCTTTGAGCTCAAATGAATTAAATGAATGCTTGCAGTATATTGCACGAATGTACGATATAGAAATAGAAGGAGAAGAATAACATAATCATGCCCCGAATTAGGGGGCTTTCTTTTACCCTACTATCTGAAAGATGGTAGGGCTTTTTCTTTCTTTTTTCAACCCTTTGTGCCTTTTATGCTCTATGCCTTACAAGCCACAAAAACCCGTCTTAAATCGATTTATAAGCCTTTGCGGTACTCTTATACCTTTTAGGCTTTTTATCCCTTTATTCGGGCGTTTTTGAGCCTTTGGACTTTTACCCCCCTCGTACATGTTATGCGTATGTGCTATTATGCTAGACGCTCAATGCAGTGGGTGAATTTTTACCCTCCATAAATTTTTAATTTGCAGTGACTTAAAATTAATGTGACAGAAATTTTTAGTTTTTTTTGCATAATTCAAATTTTTGCCCTACCTTTGTTCTCAGATAAAGCAAATAAGCCCGCTTACAAGTGGCTTTGAACAGTTAAAATTTTAATGTTATGAAAAAAAATGGAAATGAAATGAGTTTATTTTTGTCCGATTTCGATAAAAGAAATGGATCACAACTTGAACAAGCCATCACAGAAGCCCACACCATTTATATAAATGGTAGTGGATTTTGGAGTTGTATCCGCATTTTGGCAGACTCCGGCAAATGCATAAAAGTTGTAAGATAGTATTTTTTTAACCCTTTAAGGTGGGCGGTAAAACCTTAAAAATCAATATTAATCGTTTAATAGTTATGAAAAAAAGAAAATTATTAGAAAGTGTATACGATATCGCTTTCAAAGATTATCCAGAACTGGAATATCGGGCATTGGAAATATATTATATGTTACATCGCGGGAATGTTTCCCGCATGAGCATCAATAGCTTCGCGGAAGACTTCATTGAAGATTACTACGGAAGCTCTTATGATGAATATATAAGTGAATACCGATGGATCGAGCCTACAGACACGGAGATTAAGGCCAAAAAAGCGCTTGAATTTGGTGAAATAGTCCAAGTTCGGGGTTGCTATTTTTCTAAATTAAGATTAAAAAACTTAAATTAAGAAATAGTAATGAGAAAGAATTAAAGGGGTTATAATATTTAATCCCTTTTTCTTTTTCTCGTGCAATCGATTTTAAGGCACTTTTAAGGCACTTATACTACCTTTATGGTATTGGACTACCTTTGCTCTTTTTACGAGCGTTTTAGAAGGGTTTTTGTGGGTCGGTATGTTTGCAGTAGCACTGCAAGTTCTGACAGCTCCACGCGTGCACATGCACACACGCACCACACGCGCGCTCATACACCACCCCACCGCCGTGAATTTTTAGCCCGTGGATTTTTAAGAAGAAAGGGATACACCCAATAGGATGCATCCCTCCGTGAATTTTCAGTCCGTGAATTTTCAGATCAGAATGGTAGGTCGTCTTTGCCCTCGTCTGCCTTTGCTATTTGTGCAGTTGGTGAATTTTTGACATGTTCAGGGTCGCTCCACTCGTCGGGCTTTAAGTCTGCAATATAGATAGCCTTTTTGGCTTCTTTATCCCATATCGTTATCGTATGCGTTGCCCCGAATTTGGACGGCTCCCGCAACTCGGATACACTGATATACACGCCTTTCAATCCTTGGTTGGTTGTTTGTACTAACTCTTTGGGAATACTACTTAATCTCAAAAATCCTTTTAATCTCTGTGACATAAATTTTTAGTTTTTAATGGTTTATGAATTTTTAGTTTTGTTTTCTTTTTCGTTTATGACCGAAAATAATTGCATAAATTTTGCTCTCTTTTCGGGATGATGGACTAAAAAAGCGGCTACTACTGGTAGTAATATCAGCTCTATTTCCGACCTCTGCTCAATTGCTATATATACACTTGATGCAATCTCATTTCCCATCCCTTTGAGACTTAAAGTTATATCTTCTTCCCCTTTTGCAATTATAAATGCCCTTTCGCATTCATTTACTAATTGGTCTGTCAATTCTTCAATTTTATTTTTCATACTCTTTTATCCTTGCGACCGCTCTATTGTAGTGGTCTTTGTTCAACTCGTAACCTATGTAATTTCTCTTCTCTAAAATGCACGCCACCGCGGTTGTTCCACTGCCCATGCAATTATCTAATACTACTCCGTCAGGCTTCGTGTACATCCGCACTAACATCCGTATCAGTTCAAGCGGCTTCTGCGTTGCTACTACCTGCGTGCGCTCCTTTGGGATATTGAGGATGCTCGTTGGAAACCCTCGCCGTGGTTGCCTTTCAGTCTTTCTGACATGCGCGAATGTTACTCCATTCCTACACTCTATTCGCTTCGCTTCCACCCTCTCTATTCCACTATCGTAATAATGTGGATTTTTATCCCCAAATACACAAATACTCTCGTGCTTATTGATGGGTTTCGTGTGTGCGTGGAAGAAATCCGTGCCGTTGTTCTTCGCCCAAATCAACTCGTATCTAAACCACTTCGGGTTACTGCTTATCAGTTCGCCAAGATACGCACCCGATGCAAACAAAATCACATTTCCTCCCTTTACAAGCACCCTCTTCCACTGCTTCCACAACTCCGATAGGTCTATTTGGTTATCCCATCTGTTGTTTTTGCACCTATTTACAGCTCTACTCGGTAGGTCACAAATGATTGTATCTATACATCCGTCGGGTAGGCCTTTCAAACCCTCTAAACAATCCTCGTTATATATCTGATTTACTAACATATTTTCCTCGTATCTTTTTGAAGATTAAATACATAACTTTCCCATATTCGTCCATAAATCGGATGCCCGTAACTACATTATCCACCATATCCACCGAAATTTTTATTTGGTTGTCTTTGTAGCGATAGTTCAGTGCCATTACCGCCTGTCTTAACCCGTCTGCAAAGAGTTTTGCGTCGTCTTCGCTAAATACCACATTTAGATACCTGCTTACCGCGTTGTGTATCTCTATAACCTTTCTATGCGGTGTCATTGCGTTGTTAATGCTATGTAAGATATATTCTCCCATCTTGTCTTTTATTCCTCCTATGATGTCATTTATATCCTTGTCGAGCAATCCGCGTATCTCCTCGCTAATCTCCATCTCCTCTGTCGTTGCCCTGCGTGGTAGATTTTTGACTGCATCCGATATCCTCCGTCTGCGTCGTACTTTATGCTCCATTCTTCTTTTTCTCCCTCGCTCTCCTTTGGTATTCCCTCACCTTGTCGGGGTTGTTCTTAACCCATTCGCGCTGATACTCTCGCAACTCGTCTGCTTTCGCTCTGTGTTGCTCTTGTACCTTTTCTTTGTTCTTCTCGTACCACTTCTTTTGATACTCTTTCACCTTTTCGGGGTTCTTCTTCGCCCATTTAATAGCACGAGCACTCACTTCTTTTTTGTGCCTCTCCCGATAAATTCGGGCATACTCTTTTGCTTTCTCTTTCGTTACCATTTTTTTTGTTCTTCTTGTATTCTAATACCCTTTGCTCGGTTCTTCTCATACCACCTCTTTTGATACTCTTTCACCTTTTCGGGGTTCTTCTTTGCCCATTCGCGTTGATATGCATTCCGCTCATCGCGATGCATCTCCTGATGCTTTTTTAGGTACGCTCTCCGTTGCTCTTTCTGCTCCTCTGTCATCCTCTCCCTGCGGCGTCGCTCGACATCCCTCCAATACTCTCTGTATCCATCGGGGTCGTTGGTCTTCCACTCTTCGCGGTATTGACGCATGTATTCCTTTATGTATTCTTTTCTATTCATCTTTTTTAATCCTAAAATAATCTCTCATAAACTCTTCGGGCGTCTGCTCTAATGGAAACATCCCGGTTGTCTTCTTAATATAGTCCTCCGAATTTTTACAAAACAACTCGGAATACATTAAATTCCAAGCATTGCGCTTGAACACATCTTCGGATATCTTTCCCCCCCTATTGTCATAGTACCTTTGTATCCTCTTTATAACTAAATTGAGTAATTGTGGGTACTGCTTCCATTGTTCTATCTGCTTTGTCTGACTTGCAAGCGGACATCCGATGCATCCCAATCGTCTTTCGGGATGGAACTTCCCCTGCTCGTCATAATAGACGGGTGCACACTTTATTCCTCGCTCCTCGATAAACTCCGCCACATCCTCCAAAGTCCAATCCAATATAGGGTAGTATGCCCTTACTTTGGGCTTTCCTTTCATCTTCTTGTATATCCTGCACTCTTCGGGTTCGTGGTATCGCTTTGCTCTTGCAGTGCTCTCATCTGCTCTCACTCCCATTATTGCACGAGGTAAGATAGGATACTCTTTTAGCACTCCACAACAATACCGCCTAAACCTTGACGGCTTTCCGCGCTTTGCTACTAACTGCAAAAAAGTCTGTTCGGGGCGTCTAATCTCCACTCCCATATCCTTGCAGTGCTTTATAGTACCTATGGGGTCTATCGTGGTCATCTTGTAGATAGCGCGGTAGTTGATGCCTGCCATCTTCGTTAACTCCAAGCACACATCACTATCCTTGCCGCCCGAATAGGCTACCTCGATTGGTCCATCCTCCGTCGGAATGGCTTGCAGTAGCCGTATGGCTCTATCTACTTTCTTTTTCAACCTCTCTGTCATAACAATACAACCAATATGATTACCAATGCCAAGTGTAATGCTACGGATAATTGAATGCTCTCGTGGATTGCCCTCTTTTTGTTCTCCCCTACTAAATCGTCCGCCCAATGCTCGGTATAGAAGTGACGATAATTTTTACCCCTATGTAAGCAAGCGTGTAAAAGGCTCGGCAAACCCACTATAAGCAAGTAGAACCACCCAAGTATCAGCGACTGCTTATAATGCCCTATTTCGTGCCTTTCTGTGACGCAAGATAGGTCTTTAAAGACATTGAACTCGCAGAAGATAAATTCCCCTAACGATACACTGCCGCGCATCAGTTCTGAATAGTATATCTTCTTCCCATCCACATACTTCGTCGTGTCGGGTCTTAATATCACCCACAACAACGCCCCTAATAGCGTCTGTGGAAGTGTCCAAAGAATTTTTATTATTTTCATATCTCTTTTTCGTATGTCAGTCCTATCGTTGGGATGCTATCCTTTCGCATCCGCAGATACATCCTGCCCGTCAAAACAAATGCTATCCTCTCTAACAGATTTCCTCGATAGCAAAGGGTAAATCCGTCTTTTTCTTTCCTTATGGGGACATTCCCACTCGTCCCCGTGCAATCGCTAAAATATACTATTTTCATCTTCCAATTAATTTCCAATAATTATTTAATTCAATCCTAAATACCTCGCTCTTGTAGTATCCGCAACTCTCCCTTTCAGGACATCTCCCTCGATAGATGCAGTTCGGCACCATCATTGCTCCCATATCGGGGTCTTGCTCGGTTATTGCTTTCTTGACCAGCGTCCAAGCCTGCCGCGTTTCGGGACTTGCGCAACTACAAAGTCGCTTCCTGCTTATGTTTATAAGCGTTTGAGCGTTGACATAAAAGTCCTGCTCGTTGCGCTCTCCCTGCAACATAAAGTCCCTTGCCCTCCAATCCAAATACTGCTCTGCATCCGCTTTCAGTATCTGCATCACCTTTTCCGTCTGCTTCGCCACTGCCTTGTTCCTATCCTCTCTCTGCGAATGGATGAACGGAAGTGTATGCTCGTGCCTTAACAAGTGCACACCTACCCACTGACGCAAATTTTTGAAACTTATCCGATACTCAACTAACTTTATTTGTGAGTGCTCCGCAAAAAGGGACATCCGCTTCCATTCGGCGGATGGCTCTTTCTTTATTGGCTCTTTCCCTGCCGTTCTTCTCGCGGCATTCAAAGCCCTATTCCACGAGGTCTCCTGTACAACCTCTACTGACAACTGCTTTTCCATTGCCCTTGACAAATCTTTTTATAGGCTTCGGGTGCTGTTATCCAATCCCCCTTAAATTCCCTAAACTTCGCACATAAGTGCAAGTATCGGTTACCACCGCGCAGTCGCTTCCACTGCAAGTATTTGCACCCGTAACACCTCATTTCCTATGTGGTATTGTTACATCCATATCACCACGCCTAAAACGCGGAGCAATTATCCTTATATCTCCACCATTCTCTAACCAATCTATAATTTTCTGACCAACTCCAAAACCTATCCCCATAGATGTTCCCGTCGATAGACAATCAAAAGCGACTTTCATCTTTTCTTGTAGGGTATTATCCTTGTAAAAACCAACCAATACGCTCACACTTTCATCGCTATCATAGTCGAATATGCCGTTCTTAATACCAATGCAGAAAACATCATTTCCACTCCTGTAAAAAGCACTATATTCGGCATCTTGGTATAGATATATAAAATACTCCTCCGTGCCCTTTAACTCATCGGGTTCATGATAACTTGAAACCCAACCATTCTGCGCTACTGCTGTCATCCCGACCAACAAAGCGACCATTATTGCCATTATCTTTTTCATATCTTTTTTGTTTTTTTAATCCGCTATGGTAGGACTTGAACCTACATCCCTCGCAAATGCGTGCCTGCTTAAAATTTAACTTCACTTAAAATTCCCACGCACTCCAAGTGTTCATACCAATTATACCACATAGCGGATATGTTATTTAATCATTCCACTATCACATATAACTACATTCCCCATTATTACATCCCATATCGGGATTACATTGTAATTCTGAGCAATCATCGTGGCGGTAGTATTGATTTCCGCGCCATTCAGTTTGCCCTCATCATCGATTACCATCAAACGATTGTTGTCGTTCAATGATAAAATATCTATTACACGGCATCCGATATGCTCGTATAACTCTTCCAAAGAAAAATCAGTGCCGTTCTTTGGATTGATTTCTACCACTGCACCTGTGGTCTCGTATAAAAATGCTTTCATTTTGTTTTTTTTATTAATATTTTAAAAAGGGCGTTGTGAGTATTCCAAGACTTATTCCCCACAAAGAGTTGTCCAAAATCACCTCTTGCACTCTCTTCCGACCGCCTTTTATGTTACCGGGTTTTGCGCCATGCGTGCCAATGCATGGCTCCATCCCTCGAAAAGTAAGTCTCCCTCTCCCAATTCATTCCTCCCTTTTCCGGAACGAATGCATCAACCTGCACCCTGCCTCTCTCTGCCCGGTCTGAACACCCGTTTTTCCGCATGCAGTCCCGGACAAACTGCATTGCAGTTTCGAGAGAGAAGTGGTCGAAGTCTCCCTCGAACCACCCCTCTCTAAAAAACATATTTCCTTGGGTAAAGAACATTACCCAAACCCTCATTGTATTCATATTTCCTCCTTTTTTAATGGTTATTAAATTGCCGTCTTTCCGTGCTGCCAAATACACTAACTCTCTTCTCCACTTTGGTAATGCATCTCTCCCTTGTGGTGCAGCAAGTTTTTATTAAGAGTTCTTGCAACTCTTTATCTTTCTTAAAAATGTCTGTCTTTCCAGACTGCCAAATGCACAAACCATCTTGTCCGCTCTGATAATGCATCTCTTTCTCACGGCGCAGCCCCTTGTCACCCTTCATGAGCACTGGGATAACTTTAAGGTTATCATTCTACCTTTTTTTAGATGGTGAGGTTTCCATCACACGACTATTTCAAGTCGTCTCCAAGATTACACATGCTATTGGGTATTAATAGCACCTTGACCTCTCGGAGTATATATTTTTCAGTATTTCAATCCGTCATTTCAGACTTCCGCGTTGTTTTGTATTGCAAAGGTATAACGAATATTTGAATTGTGCAAATATTTTTAGAAAAAATTATACTCTTTTTTTAACTTTTTTATCGTGACATCATTCTTCTCCTTGATTTTCATACCCTTACGAGTTGGTGCGTGCTCCCATAAATTATGACAACTTATACACAACATATTCGTATTTCGTGGGTCGTGTGCCATTTCGGGGTGCGCCCCCCTCGTTAAAATATGGCTAACATTAAATGCAGACGGCCAATATAACGGCTTTCCACACTCCTCGCAGATATGCGGCTTGTGCTCTATTACCCATTTGTAAAACTTCGCATTGCCCTCCGCGTTATTCTTGCCAAAAAGCCGTTTCTGCACGCTTATCCGCAACTCGTGGCTCATTGGTAGTCTTTCGTCTATAAGTGGCTCATAGCCCCTCTTTTGGGCGTATAAATACTCCTCGTCAGTCGTTAATAGCATCGTTGATTATCGTATAATAATTTTCAGCCCCATATCTCTGTACCCAAGCAATCGCTTCAACCGCTTCCGCAGTGTCTAATTCTTCCCACTCCCTCACCCTTACTTTCCACTTCCCCTCCTCTCTTATCTCCTCGCAGAAGACAGGGCACTCCCTCCGTATCTTGTCGTATACTCCCTGCTCCGTCAAGTCCTCTCCGTTCTCGTACATTGCCCTCTGCATCTCCTGCAAGACATACCCGAAAAAATAGGCTTTCATCTTCTTGCTCGGCTCCTTGCTCTGTATCTCCGCTCGCAGAATTATATTGCAGTTGGGATGCAGTTTGCAGAACTCCTCTAACTCTGCCCACCGCATCCCTAACTCTCCCTTACTGTCTATCTTGCCCCATAGGGTCTTCTTTCGCACTCTCATTCAATATCTCCTTTATCTTCTCTCGCATTCGCAGTGCTTGCGCGAATGTTTCAAAGTAATTCCCACTTTTCTTCAACTCTCTCTCCCAAGATAGATTATCACTGCTACTCTCTATCTCTCCGAATACATTTAGCCAATATATCTTTTTATCTTCTGCCATAGTGTTTCCTCCTTTTTCTTTTCGGGGATGTAATAGGTCGCAAATCTGACTATCTTACCCGTCTTTTTTGATTTCATCGTCTTGAATTCCGTTACTACCTCGATACCCTCCTCCCTCAACGCCTTTCGTACTCTCGATATTACCGCAGTGTGGTTGCCTATGCCGTAATCGAATAACATATTTAATTGCGTTAGCGTCTTGCCCTCTAATAGGGCTTGTTTGGTTATTTCGTTTTGATTTTCCATTGTGTTATATTTTAATGTTATCTGCTTTTTCCGCAATTCCATTGCACCTCATAAGATGTTGCAATTCGTGGAGGTAATGTATAGGTAACTCTTCTCCATACATATCGTAATTAACATAAATCCCATCATCATATACCATAAGACTAAAATAATTATAATAACCCTCTATTGCATATTCCCACTCACAATCAATGTTAGATGGGTGCTTATAGCCAGCCTTGGCTAACACATCCTTTGTTAGTGGTATGCCATAACATGGGTAATCTTTGTCGTCAAACTCCCACGGGTCGCCCTCGTTGCCCTCAAAGTTAGCGTAACAATAATTCTCTCCCACCATTTCTATCTGCATCGGAAATCCGTGCTCGTCCATTATCCAATCCCCTACCATAAGGGATGCACATTTAATCTCGTTCATATCCTAAACCAATTTGCTAAATCGTTATACCCCATTACTCTTAATATATTCTGCAATTCGTGTACGGATGCAAAAGTTGCTACCTCATTACTGCCATGCCACATATTATCGATAGATGAGAAAATAACATAAATGTCCGCATTGAGTTCTTTTTTAATAAAAATTGGTTCACTACATGTCCAATAATCAATACACTTAATTAAATTCTTATCTAATATATCAGGAGTAACAACTATTTTACCGACTTTCTCGATAGGGACATCCTCGATAGCATTTATTGTTTCTATCGCTATGTAATTATTTTTTATTCCCTCGACCTTTCCGTATAGATAATTAGATGTCATTGTTTCAAATTCCACCCAATCTCCTACCATCAACTCAGTTATTTTCATCTGTTATTAAATCTATTATCTTCTGTATTTCCTGTTCATAGCACCAATCTTGCAGTGTGCCAACCATTAACCCACCTTGCCTTATTTTCATTTCTTAACCCTCCGAATTCGGTGTGTTTAACCTCTCATATTTTAGTTCATCTATCTCTCCATCCCAAACCTTTCCATCTTTTGTTTCAATATTATCATCTTCGTTGTAATGCCAACAATTAGGGCAATACCACTTACCACCTCTTTCTGTCCAATCAGAGTTCTCTGCATTAAACTTGACACTATCTTCATCCGAAGTCCAATACTCATCGTTAAGTATTTCTCCACAACAATCACATCTCATATTGAAGAAGTATTCTCTTATTATTCCCATATCCCTATTTCTTTAATTCTTCGATATAATACTATCTCTTATATCTTGTCTTATTAAATCCTCTAACTCATTTGCAAAATCAATCAATTTGTCCTCAACAAAATCTCTACTATCTACAAAATTTCTCAATATCGCATCTGCATATTTTTCAATAATCATTTTTCTATTAACCCAATATCCCATATCCTATTCCTCCCATTCGATTTTAATCGTTCTAATATAAAGTTCGCTACTGGTTCGCCCTGCCCCAATTGCATCTTCTTCGGTTTTATAAATCACACACCCTAAATTTAGTTCCCTGCAATTTAATTTATACATATTCACCCACCCCTCATGCTTTTCGGGTGCAAAGAAAAGGTCAAATATATTTTCCATACCTTCGCTATATTCTCCGCTTAAAGTATAAGTCTGAAAATCTTCTGTACCATTATCATTCCTGATTAAGGCTATGATTGGATAATCGAACATCCTATCTGTGCATATTATCCTTGCGCTCCTGCCATCTCTCGTCACAACCTTGCGTGACGGATTGGCTAAATAC